TGGGTGTAGGTATGCAGCATATAGTTCGCCCATACGAGGCAATGCCTTGTTTGTGCGTAGTGATACAACAGCGTTGCGGATGTCTGCAACTGTCATTGTGTCTACTGGTAGAACTCCTGCTGATGATGTTGGAGTAGTTCCTGTTGGACCGTTTGAGTAGATCACGTTAGTTCCTGCTGAGAGGACCTGACCTACAACGTTATCAATAGAATCTGCTGCGTTGTATGCGATGATGTCAGCAAGTGCTGAGTCAACATCGTTAAATGAAGTTAGGTTTAACTTCTTTGTTGTTGTAACTGCTGAACCGTATTCGTTCAGTGTTACTGTAACCTGTGATGGGTTACCTAATGCAATGCTTGATACATCTGATGTTTCTGTCAATGTAGAAGTAGCTTGTGCCAAATCTGAGTAGATTGAGAAAACAACTGATGATCCTGGCATTGCCTGTTGTACTGGCTTAACATCTGCAAGTGAGCGCATTACAGGAATAGAGCGAAGCGCCATTCTTACATACTGATCGTATGCTGCTTGCACAAGTGCGGTGATGTTACCAGTACTGGTAGGGGTACCTTGTGGTGTGGCCATTTTGTTAGCCTTTCTTTTTTAGGATCGGATTAGAGTCCAGACAATCTAATGACTTCATCCAGTTCTTCTTTGCTATTTGCATTCATTAGTTTTTGCATAATGTCTCCATTGTGCTCTGGTGAAACACCAGAGTCTGCGGAGTTTGTCATACGCTTATATGCTGCAGCATCGTTTGGATTAACATTAGGTTGTGCCTGGGTTTGACTTGTTTCAATACCGAATACATCGGCATAGTCTTCAAGCCATTTAGATACAGACTCTTCAGTTGGGTCTATATCCTGTGGGATAAATGAAGCAATTTTGCTGTTTACCCCGCGACTAGCGAGGGCATCCTTTATTGCTCTGTCGCGCTGTGCCTTATTCAAAGATTCAAACTGAGCCTTAAGCTCTTGTAGTTCTTTATCTTTTTGTTTAGACGCTTTGCGTAGTTGCTTTACTAGGTCGTTTGATGTGTCTTCAGTTGTGAAGTCGTCATCATCCTCGTAGTCGTAATTGGACATAGTGGTCCTTCTCCCTATTAGTTGTTGGCGCAGGCCTCATATTCGTTTGGGGAAACGGTATGGCTCCTACTCCTGGTCTTGTTATCGCTCCACTAGGCCAGTCGTTCTAGTGGCAGGCTTGTTATAGTACTCCGGCTCTGTCTCGTGCTATTGCACCAACACCGGCACTGCCACCAAATGCAGCAGTTTCTAGTGATGTTAATTTCTTGCGCTGTCTTGCAGCCTCTGCAGAACCAGCAAGTCCAAAGACTTCAGCTTCTGCTGTTGTCTGTGTGTATGGGTCTTGCTTGTAAATTTCTGCTAATTGGCTACCACGAGGTGCAACTTCTGCAACTGCTTGGAAACCTTGTTGTGCTTGCGTTTTAGTAACACCAGCAGCGGCTAGTTCTTCTGCACGAGTCATACCAGCATTAAGTCCTGCTTGCATTGCTGCTCCACCAATTTCGGCTGCAGTAACCTTGCGTTGAATATCCTTAAGTGCGTTCTTAGGATCTAGTGTATAGGCTAAGATATCGCCATTGCTAATACCTGGATAAAATGTTTTAAGTGCATTCAATACTTCTGGGTTAGACTTAAGAACTCTATCTTGTGCTGTGATTAGACGTTCTTCAAGTTCAGTAGCAGATACATCTCCAGCTAATAATTCATTAAACCCAGATTGTGTACCCAATGCATCTTTAGCGTAATAGGTAGATGGTAAGCCATAGTTACGCATAATGCTTTGATATTGGTCTTCAAGTTGAATGTACTCTGCTGGACTAAGAGCAACCAAACCTGCAGCTATACGCTTTGTGTTAGCAGAAAAACGTTGCTGATATGCAGGTGAATTACGAAGACGTACAGAGAACTCAGAAGGAGATACATCCTCTGTAATTAAACCCTTTAATGGTTCAATTAAAGAACCAAGTCCATAGCGTGTAAACTCTTCATTAAGAATGTCATATGCTGAGCGACGATTTGCTAGTTTCTCAGCTTCTAAAAGATCCTTTTCTTGCTTTAGACGTAAAGCTTCTCTTGCTTCATCTTTTGCATCTTGATCTTTTGCTACTGCAAGTTCGTCTTCTAGTTGCTTAATACGTGGATCAACAACAGGTGTTACTGGCGTATCTGCGACAGGTGGTTTATTGCCAGCAGGAGGTTTGTTTCCAGCAGGTGGCTTAGGAGCAGCAGGTGGCTTAGGAGCAGAAGGTTTAGGTGCTGCGCCACGAGCCGCTAATGCGGCTTCTTGCTTTTCTAGTGAAGTTTTAATAGCCACTGTTTACCTCTGGAATCCAAAGTCACGAAGCACTTGCTGGACAGATCCAGCTACCTCTTCACGAGCATTATTAGTATATTGCCAACGACTGTCTTTTTTAATTTGACGTTGAAAATCATAGATAGGCATTTCTTTGTCACCTTGAATTGCTGTTCTTAACAAGGCATCATTAAGGCTAATAGAATCTGGGTTAACCTCAAGCAATGAAGCCATAGTATTTCTATATGGAGCATAGACAGCATCAAGATCTAAACCTTGGTCAAGTAGTTGACTTACCTTATCTGGTAAACCAATCTTTGCAGTCTGGCGAATTATCTGCTTGAAGACTTCAGGATTTTCTCCTGCTTCAATTCTTGAAATCCAATTAGGAAGTTGACTAGCAAATGTCTTATCTAAATCAAGACCATTAGCAACTGCTGTTTTGACCAAGTCCTGTTTGCCAACAGCCCTGATTCCTTCTTTGCGCTTGTCATATTCAGGGTTCTTTTTAATAAGATCTGAAAGAAACTGTACTTCATCTAAGTTACCAGTTATATCTGCAACTCTTACACCATTGACCATTGAATACTTGGTAGTGGTGATTGCCTTTGACTGTGCTTTTTTAAGACTAGCAGTAAGTTTACTTAACTCTTCTGGTGTTGCTTCGCGTCCAAGAATACTCTCAGAAACAGTGTTAATAATGGATTTAGCTTCTGTTGGTGTAAAGATAGTTCTAGTTCCGGTAGGAAGGTTAGCCCCACCACCTGTGCCAGTTGCAGGAGCATTTAATCCTTTAGTTGCAATCTGTCCAAAGAAAGTATTTCTATCTACTGATTTTCCAGTTTGATTTTCTAGTAATGTCATTTCATTATCGGCATTAGCAATAGCCTGACCTAATTGGACATTGTATAAACCATCAACTGGTCCTGAATAATAAGGAACTCCAAGGTAGTTCTTTCCAGCATTTTTTAATAATTGCTGAAGGTTTCTAATCTGCTCTGGAGTAGAATCTGCTACAGATTTTACATATGCATCTGTTGCGCTTCTTGGCTTTAGTCCAGCTTCAGCATCTTGTTCCTTTTTGCTTTTAGGTGGTTGGTATACTTCACCTTTAGCAAGTGCTTCAAGTTCGTTTTTGTCAGCATTTTTTACTGATTCTATACTAGACTTTGCAGTATTTAGTTTTACTTTTGCTGCTTCTTCTTTTGCTACTGCTTCAGCAACAACTTTTCCAAGTCTTTCTAATTCAGCATATGCTGCATCACCTGCTGGTGTTCCCTTTGCAAGATCTTTTGCAAATCTTTTTATTTTATCTTGCTGTATTTTGGCAGAAGTTTTTGAGTTGCGAGTAGCTAGACGTGCATCAGCATATGCTTTATCAAGCAGTTTTATTTCTCTGTCAGTAATAGCCATTACTCTCCTAATAAACTTCCGAATAGAACGTTGTATGCTGCCTTGGTATTTTCATTTGTCTCTGAAAGAATCTTAATCTGCAGGATGGTTTGATCCTTGAGGGCAGATATAGAATTTCTTGATCCACTTACCAATTCAAGTTGTTGTTTCTGTTCTTTGTAGCTGTCATACAGTCTAAGCATACTGTTAAGTGCCTGTTGTGTCTTAGGCTTTACATTTACATTTGTGTCATTGAGCATTGCTCTTAGATCATCAAGTGCCTTAAGGCGCTCAATAGCCTTTTGCCCACCTTGTGATAGTTGTTCTGGAACTAATGGACGACCAGCAAAGAATATCTCTTTCCAAGAGTTAAACTCTTCACGAAGCATAGTTTTAGCTATGCCTTCTGGAACCATCTCAAGGTTCTTTTCGTACTCATCTTTTTTATCGTAGTAAGTTTGTAGATCTGTAGAAGTCTGAACTTCAAGTAGATAATCTTCTACGCGCTTACTTGTACGAAGACCCATATCCTTCATAGTCTTATAGGCATCCCAAGAGAAACCAGCCTTGTGAGGAATAAGGAAAGCAGCAGCTTGTGGATACTTCTTAAAGAGTGCTTCATTCTGCGCTACGAAATCTCCGGACTCTTCTGCATATCTAAAATATGCAACAGTAGAACGCTTAGATTCTGTAACTGTAAATGGAATTTGATCTGGGTAAAGTGATACCCAAGTTTCCATTGCCTTATCGTAATCACCTGGATACTTGTCTAATAGATCATTCCATACCTGCTTAAAGCTGGCATTGCCACTATCTCTTACCCACTCAGCCATATCTGACTTGAGTTGTACTTGAGGTGATGCAGGTGCAAAGAATCCAAATACGAATCTAGTACCAAGAATGCCAATAGTGGTGTTCTTTACCTTAAGGCGATAGGCTTCTAGTTCTCCAGCAGATGGTGGAATCAATGTTCCATCTGGATTGTACTTCTTAGGAACACCATTACCTGATGCCTCTAAATAAGTAACTGCTTTACGCCAAGCAGATGCATACTGTGAATCTCTTTCATCACGGTCCATTGCTGCGTAAAGACGGTTAATGTGAGCAGGTAGGAAAGCAGATACCATAGATTGATCTACTGCATACTTACCCATTGTCATTTGTGTAATAGTGTCTGCTGTACCTGGTGAGGCAAAGCCAATAAGGTTAGTAACTACCTTCATTGATACGCCAGATAAAGGGCCAGCAAATGTAGGAACAATTGAATCAGGGTTCAAAGATGGAGTAATCATCTTTACTTGAGCACCAAATTGAACTGGAAGTGGAACTCTAAACTCTGCTGGAATACCTAATGCTGTCATAGCACCCTGTACGGCGCGATAGACAGGTTCAATGCCTGGATATACGAAGTAAGGTTCACCTTGGTCATCTTCTTGAATCCAACCAGAGTGTGTAATACCTTCATATGTAAGTCCTGCTTTAACAATTGCCTCTGGGTTGTATCTAACAACACGATACATACGGCGATAGAAGTCTTCAGTAGCACGATAGAATCGTGCAAAGTTACGGATACTAAATGCTAGTTGGCTACGAACCATTGGATTATCCACATAGTCAAGAATCTGTAGGCTTGCTCTATCTTCTACAATCTGTGCCAACTTTTGCTTAGCAAGGTCAGTTGCTCTTTCTACTTTAGCTGCATCAGTTGGATCTACATTCTTAATAAATGATTGAATGAAAGCATCCTCGAAACCAGACTTACGCATATCCTTACGGATACGAATCATCTCAGCAAGTGCTAATGGCTCACGAGATAGACGTGCGTTAGATAATCCTAACCAAGTCCAACCCTTTTCCATAAGAGAAGATGTGTAGTTTCCTGTATCTGATACAGCTACAAGTTGTGGACCAACCACATATTCTGGAATATCCAATGGATTTTCTGGTAGGTCATCAAGAGATAACTTTCCACGAACTACATACTCACCAGTCTTGTCATCAATTTGACGGACCTTATTAAGTAGATCTAGGTTTAAGTCTTTGTTTTGCTTCTCAAATAATTCACGTGCTGCTTTATGAACTATCTCTGCGTGCTCTTGCTTTGTATATCCATTTGTTTCTAAACGGAAAGCATCTACAACTTTCTTGTTTTTTGGATCATCAAGCCAATTAAAAATTGCACGCACTGGATCTTCTTGATCTAGGTTAGCAATTGCAATAGCACCTAATTCATCGTTGCTATAATAGGATATACGCATAAGCCAGGCAACCATAGATGCTTCATCTTCTGGGCCAACTGAGATTGGTTTGTAACCAATAGAACCTTTAGCTCTTGCATATGGTCTAGGTACTTCAATCTTCAATGCAACGCTACGAACTCCGTGCTGGCGAGTAAAGTTTACAGCACGTGTTACATAGTCAAGTCCTACTGTAAAATTCTTTCCACCTTCAATAAGGTCAGCAAGGGCATTATCAAGATCTCCGTGCAGAATCTGCTCTGCAAGAAGTTCTTTATCTAACTTACCGAGAGGTTTAAGGCCAAGTCTCTTGTAGGCTCTATTTAACTTTCCTTCATTAAGAGCTTGGGCAAGGATAACTCTGCGTTGCTGAATTGGCCCACCTTTAATACTGGTTTTAAGTTCTGCAATCTTAGCCTTTGTGCTGGCCTTTACCGCCTCATCGGTAGTTGACTTTAATACAGCAGTTAATTTTGTAATTTCATTTCTAGTATTTTCAATAACATTATCAATGTCATCCATTCTTGCTGTAAATCCTGCTGCTTCT